AGGCAAAGCCAGCTGCCCGCTGCGTTGGCCATGTTTACATAAGACCAATAACCATCGGTGCAAGCAGCGACTGCCGCGCCCACCACCCCGGTTGCTGTTGCGTTGAAGATACCGGCGTCGGTAGCAGCGAAAAGCTGATTGGTTGTCGTATTGCTGTATGCCATGAGCATACGGATATCATCAGCGTAGCCAGTGGAGTGGTCGAGACAGCCTTTGCGGACGGAAACATCTTGAACGCCGGGGAAGATATTGTCGAGGACGATCGCTTCCAGTGGGTCCATGTTTGCGAGGTTCCCGCGAGCGTTCCAGCCTTTATATGGGGCAGGGACTGAATACGGGCGGGCCGTTGCTTCGTTCGCGGGGAAGGGCTTAGCACCAGCCCGCATCCTTGCTGCTGGATAGCCGCGCATAACTTACCTCACGTTAGTCGTGATGGGGACAAAGATGCCGGGCTCCATGCTGACGGGCCTGCAGCCGGAAACGTCGATACGGCGCTTGACCTTGTCAGTGGAGATATAGTTATTGAGCAGGTCGTAGGCCCGCTGGCGATCTTCCTGATATGGAAGGCCCTTGAGCTGTTTCCAGCGATAGATCATCCACTTTCGGACGATGTTTTCGGGGAAAACAAAGGTATCATCGTCGGCAGTGATAAGAGGCTTGAGAACCCCTGCGCTAGACAAAACCGCCCACTCGGTCTGATACTCGAAAGCGATTTCGCTGAGCGGAGCAGAAGGCGTTGGGTTGAGGTAGAGATGGCCCTGCCAAATGCGGAATTTGTAAAAAGGCCCTGGGTTTGGGAGGGCCTTAAGTTCCTGCCATTCAGTATCATTCACCGGACCGTAGAGCGGCCGCATCAGTGATCGATCGTAGAAGGTCTCAAAATTCGCTTTGCGGTAGCCATTAAGCCCACCGCCGAGGTCTTCGATGGGCCCTTGATCCTCGTCCGCAATCGCTGTGAAAACGCACTCGCGAGTAACGACTTGAAAGTCGCTTTCCTGCTGCATATCTTCCAGTGTTTCTTGCAACGTGGCTAGGAGCTGGATTACCTGCGTATCTGTGCTACCGACTACGGCAGTCGGAATTGCCAGAGCGTGAAGCTGACAATGACGCACAATAGTCGATAGCACAGTCATGGATTAGTCCTCCACTTCCTCGGGCTTGGCTTCGAGAGCAGCAAGCCGGCGTTCCATGGCTTCGAATTGTTCTTGACGTTCCTTGTCGCGGGCCTCGAGTTCAGCGTTTTTAATTCGGAGGGCGTCGAGTTCCGCGGCTGTCGCGCCGGTATCCTTGGCAGAGTCAAGCCACGCTCGGGCCTTTTCTTTCAGCGCCCGTCCACCCATGCCAATGCGCGTAACGGCTTCTTCATTCGCTTCGGCAACATCTTCAATCGTGCGGAGATTAGCATTGAGCAGGACTTGAACTTGCGCTGGAGTGATCGAGGGCCAAGACTTAACCGGCGTGCCAAATTCGGGATTTTCCTGCGTAGTTTTGTAATGCTCATAAGCGGCTCGATATTCTCGCAGCCAGTGCGGCGGAATACGCTCCTGCTTGACCCCTTCTTCAAGGCTGAGCAACCAATCCTCAACCGGCTTCTCAATGATATCCTTCGTTCCGGCAGGGGTGATAATCGCGAAGTGAACATCCTTGTATTGCATGTGCCCGGCTTCGATCGACTTCGCTCGATCTTCAATCGCTCGAGTTTCAAAGCGGACATAGGGCAGTCTTGGTTCATCAGCCATTGTTTATCTCCGAGGAAGAAAACTCTGGGAGAGAAACGGGGGCGGTCCCTCTCCCAGAGATCGACGTTCGCTTAGGTGATCGCTCCCTGCGCGAACGGGCGATTGATATGCGCGATGTTATAGAACACCGTCGCGTTGTTGTAAGTTGCCGTCACGGTGCCGGCGACTGCTGCAGTGGTAGCAGCCGACAGCGTTACGACAGTTCCCGATGGATCAATGTCGGAGACAGTCGTGGCAGCCGCGATACCCGTTCCGCTGAGATACGCACCAGCGAACCAGCCATCAGCGTTCGGGACCAAAAGCCGCGTCGAACCACTGTTAGCAGTGCAACCAGTTTTGGCAACGGTCTGAGCCGCAGCAATCGCAACGCGAGCGTTGAGAATCTGCTTACCAGCCGCGTTTGCGCCACCCTGCCCTGCAGCCGCGATGCCGAAGGTCGTATCCGCTGCGACCGAAGCCGAGCAGTTGACCGGAACGACACCACCGATGCAGACCCAGAGAAACTGGCCCGACGATGCGACAACCATCGCAACACCCAAGGTCCGGCCGAGATTGGCCGTATTCGGGACTTCCGTTGCGTTGTAGACGACCTGACCGGAAGCGATCGTGGGCGTGATTACCACGAGGCCGAACTGGCGGATCGAACCGTTGGCCTTGCAATAAACAAACTCACCACCACCCCAATAAGGGTCGTAGGCGTTAACAATCATGCCAGGGCCCAACCGTGAGGTCGAGTCCGGCAGATTGAACGGGGTCAGCTGAGGATAGCCGACCAGACTATTCTGACTTGCGAAAGACATTTCTGTTCCTTTCTACCGGCGATAATATCGCTATTATAACCGGCAATTATGCCTTGACCACGCCCTGAAGGCGGCGGTTCGAGCAAACGAGGTTCCCCATCCAGAGGATCGGAATGACCGCAGCGTCCTGATTGATCGGACCCATCTGATCCTGAACACTCAGGTTCGCGTCGCGATGAACGACGAGTTCCAGATAATCCGTGTTCAGGAAATACATATGCGCCGCAGGAATGCCACTGCCACCGTCGAAGATCACATCAGCGTTCTTATACTTCAGCGAAGTAAAGCCGCCGTTCGCCGTGTCGTCGTTGGTGTAGCGCTTGATGCTCACCTGCGACGATTCGTAGAACGTGAAGTAATCATTCGACGCGACAATGAGGTCGGGCTTATCGTCGCCGCGAACCTGATTGAGCCACAGAGGCAACATCAAGCTTTCGATCGTCGTGGCTGATGGAGTGATCGCACCGCCGCCCTGAAGCGGAGCAGCTGCGGACTGAACCGCGGACTGCCAGAAGCTCCAAGTCGACGAGTCGATACCGCCCACGGTGCCAGTGCCGGCGTCGGCTACAAGAGCCTGCAAGCCGTTAACCTGGTTCGGGAGCGTGCCGTCAGCATAGAGGTCGAAGCTGAAGTTGTTCTTGAAAGTCCGCATCGCGTTTTTGATACGGGCCTTGGCGAGCTTGATGATTGCGGAGTCGCCGGAGTTAATCCGAAGCTCCAAACCGCTCGCCACAACGTTCAGCGCGATCTGCCGCCACTGGTATTCAGCTGCAGTGATCACATCCGACTGCTGGATGTTCAACACGTCGTAGCCCGAATAACGCTGATAGGTTCCGTTCGCGTTGTAGTCGAGGGGCTGCGTAATCGTAAGCCCGCCGTCTTCGGTGCGAATCTGGCCCTTCTTCGTCATACGTGCGTAAAGCGCGTTGTTACGGGAGATATTATCCTTCACATCGCGAGCGTGGTTCCGGAAGGTGGTGGAGACCAGCTCAGTGAAGGTTGAACTAGGAGTTGCCATTGGTTCAACTTTCTATGAGTTAGCTGCGAGAGCGAATCTCTTTCAGCTTGGTTGCAAGGGTCTCGTCCATCGTGCCGACAGGTTCCGTTCCGTTCCTGTTGTTTGGATTGACTTTGACATGGTCAGCCGTTGACGCGGCGATCTTGTCTAAGCGCTTTTGCTCCTCGGCTGCGGCAGCGTCGGTCTTCTCTTTCATGAGTCGATCGAGCTCTTTCTGCCGTGTCACGGGGTTTGCATAGACAGCCGTGTTATAGGCTTCTTCGAGGCTCTGTGCTGAGCCGGTCTCAATGAGTTTGCCGATGTGTTCAGCAACCTCGTTGAAATAGGGATGGGCAGGATCGTCGGCGAAAGCGTCGATTTGTTCGCGGAGGGAGGCCCGGGCCGCTTCCGTCGAGCGGGTTTGGAATTGGGCTTGGCCCTGCTTGAGGTCGGCGATTTCCTTGCGAAGCGCAGCGATTTCGGGATCAGGTGGGGAAATAATCTGATCACCGATGAACGAAGTGAGCTTGTTGAGGTCGATGCCGTAGTTTTTGACGAGGTTCGCAGCAATTTCGAGCTTCTGGTTCTCCTGTCCGAAAGACAAGAGATAATGGTTCGCGGCGAAGGATTGAAAGAGCTGAACAGGGTCGATGTTATGCGCCGCGAGTTGGGCCATGTAGGGCTCAGCTACTTTGGAATAGCGCACTCCGAGGTCGGCAGCTTGTTTGTAACCCTGTATCCCGCGCATGAAGTCATCTTCGCGCTTCAGGATTTCCTGCTGCACCCGAGGGTCGATGGTTGCCCACTTTTCGAGAGCTTCCTTCGTCCAGGTCTTCGGGGCCCCGATTTCCTGAACCTCTGCAGAATTTTCTTCGGGTGCAGCAGCTGTTTGGGGCTCTTCGCCCTCAGTAGGTTGGGGAGAAGCCGCCGCGTCAACGGTCTCGGTTCCGTCGGAAGACGACTCCTCCCCCTCAGTCGGTTTCTCGATGGCATCTTCGTTCTCGCCCTGCCCGAACAAGTCCGAAGAGATTTCCGCGGTCGCGGCTTCCATGTTGAAGTCCGACTGAGTTTCCGAAGTTACGGTTTTATCGCCACCCTGGGCAGGGTCTTTATCGAATGGCATTTCAGGTTCCTTTTCTTAAGCCCGCTCAACCGAAATATCTGATGTTTTTAATTCGTTGTAGAGTTTTTCTCTCTTTTCTGATGGCATGGCGTCAATAGCCTTTTCAACAGTGACGTCGATTTTACTTTCGAGGGCGATATCGGCTTCAGCGCGGACGCGAGCGGCGGTTTCCTTTTCGCCTGTTTCGAGGACGTGACAGCCATGGACGCGAAGGTTTTCTTCGTGAGCAGCTTTGGAAGTGATATGGCGGCCCGTGATTGGGCAATCGTAGGAATAGTCCACAGCGTTGCCGCCGATCACCATGCGCGAGCGTCGCGGGCGGAAAGCGAGTTTCGCAGCCCAGGCCGCTTCGGCCTCCGGCGTGCCTTCGACATAGCCCCAAGCTTTAAGCCACTGGTGCTTGTTCATTCTGCCCCTCCCGTTTCAACTGTGCCCCGACAACCATGGATTGCATTTTAAGCTCGTGGGCCCTCTCCTGCGCTTGGAGCTTCATCTGCATCCCGCGTTGCTGGAGAATAAGCTCCTGTTTCTTCATTTCGAGCTCTTCGCGCTCGACAGCCATTTTGAGTTGCATGAGCTGTTTTTCGTGCTCGAACTGCATCTGGGCAAGGGCCATCTTTTGCTGGTTCTCGGCTTTCTTAGCTTCGACCTCCATTTGCTTGAGTTGAAGGTCCATCGCCGCGGCAGGGTCTTCCTGCTTGGGCTTTTGCGCAGCCATATTGGTGATGTAGTCTTCAAGCTGCGAACCGAAGTTAAACCGGCGGGTAATGACAAGGAGCATTTCCTTAGCAATGCCCATATCCATCGCGCCTTCTTGGACGAGGGGCCCGACAGCGTTGAAGAACTGTCCAAGGGCGTTGAGCAGCTCAGCGATGTCTTGTTTGTCCTGCGCGGCTTCAGCATCGATCGTCGAGTTGGTTTCAAT